GGACCTGAATCCGGTATCGGTGACGAACAAATCTTTTAAACCAACATCAATGCCGACCATTGAAGAGGTGATCGGCAGTGATGCGGGCTCAAACTCGCAGAGGCACGATACAAAATATCGGCCAGCGGCATCTTTGCTGATGGTTACGGTAGACGGCGCAGAAGGTAATTCACGGCTCCAGCGAACGTCCAGTGACGACTTGCACTTTGCCATGTACAGCTTGCCGTCGCGGTATTTAAACGCGCTCGCAGTGAACTCAGCCGCCTGCTTGTGCCGTTTGCTTTTGAAAGCCGGATATGCAGCCCGTCCGGCGAAGAAGTTAGCAAAGGCGGTTTGTTGGTGGCGCAAAGACTGCTGGAGGGGAACGCAGGAAACGTCGTTAAGCCAGGCAAATTCTGGCTCCTTTTTCAGCGCCGTAAGGCGAGCGTTGGCCTGTAGGTAACCGATCTTTTCCTTTCGCTCGTAGTACGCATCGATACGCCAGCGGAGGATGGAGTTGTAGACGAAACGCACACAACCGAACGTCTGAGCTAAAAGCTCAGCCTGCTCAGTCGTGGGGTAAAACCGGTATTTATATGCGCGTTTCATAGCCTCACATATTAAAGAGGAAAATTTGATTATGCAAAAGACAGTTAGCCGGAAAACCGCCTCCTTTCCTCCCCGGCCTTCAAGCCGGGGAGCAGTCACCAGGTTTCACTTCTGCCCGGTCACTTTGTCCCAGGTACGTTCGCACGTGCTTCCGGCGACATAACGCTCATCAGCCTCTTTTGCGAACTTTCCCGCCAGATCGTCAGCTTCGCCAAGCAACTGGGCGAGCAGTATTCCGGTCTCGGCTTTTGCCTGGCTTGCTGCGGCAATAGCGGAAAGCCTGCCGGTTTCACTTCCTGCGAGCTGCCGTTGTACTGCTGCGAGCTGCTGCTGCAACCCACTGCGAGCACGCTCAGCAGCATCAGCGTTGGCCTGTATTTTTGCCAGTTCTTCATCGGCTCTTTTCCGTTCTTCATCTGCGGCGTGCTGGCGACGCTGTTCTTTCGCTCTTTCGGTTACTTCATGCTGCAATGCGGCGGTCGCATCGGTAAGGTCTCGTTGCGCCCACTGGTATTTCCAGGATGTATCCGCTTTCTGATAACCTCGTGAATAACACCAGTACGCACCAGCACATAACAAAAAAGCCACCAGCAGTATTTCTGCTAATGGCTTCCAGAATTTTTTAAGCAATTTCAGCAGAACTATCATACGAGCACCGATTTTGCTTTCTCAAAGCGCTCCCGCCGATCACCGATGCCGTTCTGCCCTCCGTTGATGATCTGCGTAACACGTACCAGGTCGCCGGAGTATTTCAGACACCCTTTAGTCACAAAAAACCACGCTGCGGATCGGGCGGCATGACGTTCCAGCTCAAGCTGTCCCGGATTCGCCACCAGATCCAATTTCAGGGCAACGCCACATCTGGTGTAATTCTCCAGCCCGGTAATCTGGATAAGCCCACGCCCGCGATACTTCCAGCCATCTCCGGCGTCTTTGTTCCCCATGCGACCACCGTAAACCAGATTGGCTATTTGTGGCTGGTGGGCAACCTGGCGACCATCAATACGCCCCAGCATTTCGCACTGATAAGGCGTAAGGCGTTTACCAAACGTCTTTTTCAGCGCCTCCACCGAATAATTGAAGCTTTCCTTCAGAACAGTAAATCCTGCTGATTCATGTCCTGTTTGTGCAATAAACATGGCCTGAGCCAGTGACGCAGTAATACCGAATTCGCACATTGCCGCATCAATGTGCGAAAACCAACGCGCAGAAAGCCCGGCGCTGATACCAGCCGCCTGCTGAAATTGTTGTTGATCCATCAGCGCCTCAGTGCATCGACCAGACGCGCCACATTACCGCGAGCCCACAGCACAGCGGCGCAGATAAGGATATTCACCATCACCACCAGCCAGTGGGATGATTCATATAAACCAAAAACAAACCGGAAAGGGACGCTGGCATATACCAGCACCATGACATAGGCCAGTAACGAAATCAGGGGGCGGTGTGCCGCATCACCGCGTCGGTAAAACATCAGAACGATTACTATTACCCCACAAATTACGGCATTCAGAACTGCAGAAGGGTCATTTGCTACCATTTGATCCCCCTCCCCTGATACGAGAAAGAATACTGAACAGGCTGTTCAGATCCTGACTGTTAAGAAAAGTGAGAAACTTTATACACATTGCAGAAATAATCACTGCGCCAAGAGCATCCAGTGGTTTTTCATAATGCGTTATTGCCGCAAGCTTAGTACCTATCAGCCCGGCGCCAAGCACTCCCACAATAAATGATGTAATAAAATAAGCGACCAGCCTGATGCGTCCAATGTTGGTTGCCGTGGCGACATAAAATACCGCGCCGGCAAAAGCGCCGAATACCACACCATAATCGGTTCCGGTTGCCAGGCCGAATACACTGGCCCCCATTACTCCACCAGCCAACACTGTCGCACTGGATACAGGTTCGGACATTCATCCCCCCTCTTAATTGCTGTGAGTCCTCTCAGAATTGAGGGGAAATAGGATCAGGCTTCACGGGCTGATTTATCCGAGAGCGCCTTATATCCCCTACCTAAAAGGAAGGGGCTTTCCGCGAAAAGCCGGGTAAAAATGCCCCGCTAGTGCGAGGCATTTTCCTGAAAGTCACTTGTCAAAATCTCTATTCATCAGAATGCCTCCGGGAAACCCCGGCCTTCAAGCCGGGGAGCAGTCACTTCAATAATTCCGTTAAAACTCCCCGCGCGTCGTAAAACTCCATTTCATAGTAATTATAATTACTACGTGCCTCATCCCTGCGTACTCCTCTCATTGAAAAACAAGCACTGATTAAAGTACCAAATGCACTAATCCTTTCCCGGGTACTGACCTGTGGTACTGGTAAGTTGGGTATTACCCCTGGATTTGATTGTGTACTCACTCGTAAATAACGGGAATTTGATGTTCCAGGCCCGTCTCTTACCTGACTTGTATTTCTGTCGTAAACAAGCTCAACTGCTTCCTGGATATTTTCAATTGGGATAGAATTTACAGCTACATACTCACTTTGCAACCGCATCATCACTCGCTCAAAATGATTAAACTGGACACCACGTGACTCAATATAAGCGACAGACGGAGGAAGGCTATAGAAACTATTGTCTGCACGGATTCTGTATCTGTACAATCTGCCACTAAATGTTGCCCTGGAATAATATACTCGGGCTATATTATAAGCCTCATTAATATCTGAGGTGGTCGCAATATAGTTACTGTCCCGACTACCGGCGGCACAGGAGTCACCTCTGATATGTTGCTGAAGATTTCTGTTATTACCGTGAGAACTAAATCCATCCCGAAAAATAACATCCGGAGGTCTCGAGTCCACACGATAAACAAAATCGACAGCAGATGAAAAAGGGCTATACGCAAACATAAGGTATACCCCCAGCCTTAAGAAACGAGAATAACCTGTCATCATATTTCCTTATGGTATATTATAAAAATTATTTAATTATCTCTCCAAAACACCACTGATTACAGGTCCCGATAGCCACGATTTCATTTTGTGACACGCTTGAATCAAAGTGCGAAAATGCATTTATTCTTATATAAACAGATATTTTCTCACCTGTTGTATAAAAATATTTTACAGTATCAAAAATTTCCATGAAAGGTGATGTCTGTCCTGCATTCTTCTGATAATAGCCATTATCAGCCACCGCGCACCCAGTAACATTTGAACCACCTGATGATGCAGTGAAATATGCACAAATCCTTGGCGAGTGTAAATAAGGAGCATAAAAAACATTCGTAATTCTAACATTCTCATATTTCGTAGTGTCTTTCAGATACCAGCTATTAACCGTTGCATAGACATTACTCGCCCCGGCCAGCATTACCAATGCAAAAGCAAAAAAAATCTTCTTCATAATATTCAACCTCGCATTTAAATTAAGCAAAAGAAATAAAACGAACATTGCTACATTCTTTTCAATACGTGAGTACTTTTGACTGCTCCCCGCCCTGAATGACGGGGAGCAGTCAAAACCTCTCCTTCGATAGCTCGAATGGCTCAGTGTGAAGCAGGAAGGCCACCCGGTGGATTAACGACAAAACTCAGTGGGATTATTCCGGACGGCACAAACAGAAAAGCCCCGCACGATGGCGAGGCTTGAATTTTTTGGTCGACGATTGAAGCTATAGCAACAATATCAGATTTACACGAAATATAGCTGTTTTAATCCAGTTTTGCAATCACCAGCTTGCGTGAGTCTGGCAATGTGCCAGTGCAGCGTGAGAAGTGGGAAGCCTCACCGTTTACGGCTGGGAGCAGTCACAGGGGGCGTAATATTACAGCAATGTTGGGCGTTGTGCATTCCAACCAGGACATGATTTTTGTGCAAAAAGTGCTATTTATCGGCATTGTGTCCACTCTAGCCGACTCATAGGCCCAGCCTATCTCCTGAGAACGTGACAATAGTTTACTATTACATGAGGAGTAGTTCTGCGAAAATGCCGTTAAATTGCAAAATGTCCAATGCGATTTTCGTCGAACATGCTTTTATCTTCAGACACAGGCCCATTGCTCAAATATGACGAATGGTATTAAATTGTCCTCAACCACTTAAAGTGGTCATAAATTTTTTAGATGTGTTTACATCCTAAATTTACAATTTGAGAAAGCACTGCCAAACGTGCATGAGGGTGATAATCATGGGTCACGCATTAAAAAAGGCAGATCGCTTGTACATTCCGCCTCGTGACAAATCCACGGTGGCGAAACCTCGTGCAGCGATCAGCAAAGCATGTTCACATACTGGTCAAGTTAAAAACGCCTTTGAGTTTGGGTTTGCTCGTTACGAGAAGGCGATGGAAGAACTTTCAAAGGTCTGAGTAAAAACGGATGACGATAGAGTATGTTGAAGGAGTCAATTATCTTTCCATTGAAGATATCGTTTACATCAACAGGTCTCTGATCGAGATTCAGACGCCAAATGAACCGATAGGCGTACTGAATCTGAATAACCTCAGTTCTTCCCAGTCCCGGCCAAGTACCATTCGATATTATGAGCAGACAGACGATATGTTTCGTCTGTCTGCTGTTCTAATTGAAAGCCTAATCCAGAATCATCCATTCGCAAACGCAAACAAACGCACCGCTATGATGGCAGGTTACGTATTCCTGTTGCTGAACGGATATGAGCTTACAGCACCGAGTGATGAGGTCGTAACCATCGCAGAGGGTTTGGCTCGTAAAGATTACTCAGTGGATGACCTGGAAAATTGGTTATGCCACTGGTCACGTGAGTATGATTCCAGAACGTTATGCGCAACTGGCGGCAATACGATTCAGGCTCTTGTGACGACGTGCACAAGAAGCCACAATTCAAAGCCTGTTGAATAAAAAGTCCGCGAATGAGAGCCCCCTAAAACGCAAAAGCCCCACACGTTGGCGAGGCTTGAATTAATCCAGTTTTGCAATCACCATGTCGCGAGCGTTTCAACCAGCCGGTCACGCTTAATCACTATCCACCCCCATCTGTCGAAGATCACTTAATATGCTCGATATTTTGCCGACAAATACTTCTTGACATCCTCCCCGCCCTGAACGGCGGGGCTTGTCGCGCACCTAGTCAGGGAACACTGTTACAACGAAACGCCGTTCTTTTGGAAATGGAATCGCGGGATGGGACTGACGTGCAGGAACAGGTTGTTTCTGGGTGAAATAGCAATCCTCCAGTTTCTCGAACACCTCCCATGCCTGATCGGTTTCGAGCATTTTAGCATGGCGGGCAGCGCCGCGTTCTGTCCAGAGAACAAGGCTACGAGCGCGTTTACCAACAGACTCGCTTAAAGATAGTCTGTTCTTAAATGCTTTTAGTTCAGTACCTTCCAGCTTGAAGAAGTGTTTGCCCTCAATAAACCGATCATCATTGCGCTTGTGGTTTTGCTGGATGCGAATAGTTTCAGTGCCATAAACCTGAGCCAACATATCGGTGGTGATCACCGGAAGAGTGTGCTTCGCTACATTAGTAGTTCATTACCGCTAGTACGTAATATTTGCATTGGTTATGTAATGATCGTTTTTTGATGCTTTGTTACCATATGCCTATTAACTCAGGAGAGAGGAAATAGGCATGGTTTGGGGTCTTCTTGGTTGCATTCTGCTGCTTTTAATTATTCTGCTAATCTGTTTTATCAAACTCAAATCACAGAAAAAGAAACATGATGCTGATATGGAGAGGTTCAGTAAGATTGTAGATCTTGAGGCAGAAGAATTAAGGTTGCGCAATCAACTTGATGAAGAGGAAAAATCCTTCAGAAAAAAATTATCTGATGATGAGGAGAGTGCCAGACAAAGCCTTCAGCAAGAAATTGAAGGGAAGCGTAAAGCATTCGACAAAGAGGTTAACGAAAAAAGCTCAGAACTTGACAAAAAAGAAAAGGCAGTGCAGGAGGCTCTTTCTATCCATGAAGCAGAACTGGCCGCTTTGAAGTCAGAGTACAGAGAAAAACGGGCTCTTCTCGTAGAGCTAACTGAAAAGCTATCCAGTGTTAGTGATGCTGTTTCAATGATTGATTATGGCGTATATGAGCCAACCTTCGATTATCATGATTCAGCCGCTTATCAGGAAGCCATTACCAAAAATAAAGAAAGGCAAAAGATCCTGTTGAGGCAAAATGCTGCATGTGATTTCAGCATCGACTGGCAGGTCAATGGCAGTAAAGCGGAAGGCAAAAAAATGGTTAAACGCTACGTGAAGCTGCTTGTCAGGGCGTTCAATAGCGAGTGCGATGCAGCGATTGCCAAAATAAAAGCCGGTAATGTTGAACAACTACAGAAGCGAATTGAGAGCGCTTTCGATGCTATTAATAAGTTCGGCGAGTCCATGAATATTAGAATCACGTATGATTATCTTAACCTCCGCCTTGAAGAGCTTCTGCTCTGTCATGAAAAGGAACTGAAGCTGCAAGATGAGCGAGAAATACTAAGAGAAGAACGTGAGTTGCAGCGCGAAGAGGAAAAAGCGCAAAGAGAATATGAAAAGGCCATCCGCGAGGAGCAGAAAGCAGAACGTGACTTCGAAAAAGCGATGGAGCGGGCTCGCAAGGAACTTGAGAAAGCAACAAGTGCAGAAAAAGAACAAATTGAACAAAGAATCGCTGAGCTTGAGCAGCAACTTGAAGAGGCCAGGAAGCTTTCGGAACGAGCAAAATCCCAGGCTCAACTCACCCGCAGTGGCCATGTATATGTTATCTCAAATGTGGGTGCATTTGGCGAAGGTGTATATAAAATTGGGTTAACCAGAAGGCTGGAGCCTGAAGAGAGAGTCAATGAGCTTGGCTCAGCATCTGTGCCGTTCAAGTTCGATATTCATGCACTTATCTATTCTGATGACGCTCCTGCTCTGGAGGCTAGTCTGCATAATGAGTTCTCAGCTCACCGAGTAAACCTCATTAATAACCGCAAGGAGTTTTTCCGCGTACCACTGAAGTCTGTTGAGCAGAAGGTTAAGAGTCTTGGCTTTGATGCTGCGTTTGTAGAATTTGCCAAAGCACCAGAGTACAGACAGACTCTGGCCTTACTTGATGAGAAGAGCAAACGAGAAAGCCTTCATGAAGCGATTGAGCAAAAAGTTGAAGAAGAATTCCCAGAAATGGCTTAGCTTGTGCAAGAGCCTGTTTACTATTTTGTGTAAACGCCTTTTCTCAGAAGTGACCGTCCAGGCGGTCACCGAACTCGATACTAAAACGGCTCATTGCCATACGCCAGTCACTCAGCGGCACCGATGATACTCAGACCATCCTGACTGCCTCGACGGATGGTTAAGGTGCAGTTTTCATACTGATTCTGGAGACGGGTAGTTAATTCTTTTTCAAGTGCAGGAACGGCACCTTCCGGAAGCTGTTTTGTCCGGCTGATAACAAGTTCAATTCTCATAATTCCCTCTACATTTAACCACTGTATATAAACACAACATACCTGTTGGGGAGAATATTCAAGAGGTGAATAGCACTTTTTGCAAAGGCTAGCGTGTTGTTTCATATCAGATTTTAAGCGGAAAAACCCGCCCCATTGCTGAGGAATCCTCAGCGCTGCGGCGGGTTATATTGGAACATGCACTATCACCATGTAGCCAATTTTTCGGCCAACAATTCGCGCTTGATAACGATCCAGCCACTTTCACGCAAGCCGCTCAGAATCTGGTCTACCTTACCGACAAACATATCAGAGCCAACCTGCCGAATGTCTTTGACGTTACCATCGCGGATCTGAATGAGAAGATCGATGTTCATCATATCGATGGTCGGGGATGCCTGGCGAGTTGGGGTTTGTTGCTTCTGACTGAAATAGCAATCCTCCAGTTTCTCGAACACCTCCCATGCCTGATCGGTTTCGAGCATCTTGGCGTGGCGGGCTGCTCCGCGTTCCGTCCAGAGGATGAGGGAGCGGGTTTTGGGTGAAATTTGTAAACCTCTTTGAGAGGTTCGCAAATCATCAAGCTCACTACCACTTACTTTAAAGAAGTGTTTTCCTGCAATAAAACGACATTCGTTACGTTTGAAGTTTTGTCGTATATGCTTTTCTTCCGTTTCGTATAGTTTTGCCAATAACTCAGTTGTTATTACAGGTATATTAGAGTAAGTAACAATGACAAGGGATTCTACGGCGAGTTGAATGGTCATGTGATTCACCTTTACAGTTTGGTTAATCACCACCGCCGACGCCAATCGGATTAGGTGGTGAGACGTGCAGGGTTGGCGTAACCGGCTGTAAAGACCCGGCGCGGATTTCTCCGCCCCCACACGCCCCACCAATATGCGAGTGTGGCCGTGCTTAACGCATAAAAAAACCGCTTAGCGCGGTCATGCGCTTTACAGAATCCGGGACGCCAATCCCGACGCCAGATTTTGCTGGCGTTCCGGGAATATAGCCCCGGATGCCGGTTTGTGTCAATTAAGTGCGTATTGATTGAATGCGACCTGCTCCGATCGCGTCTTCGCTACACTCAAAAGAGACGCCTGATCAAGACGCAGAAATACCGCACGCATGGTCAGCCAGTGTCTGGTGAAGGTTTCTGACCAGTTCTTTTCGCTAACGCCTACCAGTCCCGCTAACTCTTTATATTGATAAACCTCACGCCCGGCTAATTCAGATTTGACATCCTGCGCCGCCAGCCAGATTAATGCCCGGAGTCGTTCCTGTGTTTTACCGGCCATCTTCTTTCCGTCGAGTTGCGCCGCAAACGCACTCCAGCCCCAGCGGGTTATATCAACCTGATGCTCCCAGCAAGTGTTTTCACTGTAGTTCCACAGCAGCCAGGCCTTGTAGTGTTCATCAAGTGACAAAAGCGCCCGACGCCATGAGGAAGTGGCGTATTCTACCGGCTGCACAAGCGGAATTGCGCTTCCTTTCGCCAGTGATTGCTTACCCGGAATCGGAGGGTTATTCAGCGTTATTATTTTCCCGGTCACTTCATCACGGATGCGCTGTTTTTTTCGGGGATAGGTTTTCGTGTCAAATTGTGCGTTCTCCAGCCAGGCCATAAGCTGCCCTTTTGTTGCACCGCTTAGATCTGCCGTCGCCGTGATCAGTTGCTGGCGTATCCAGGATAAATTTTTCACTTATTTTCCCCTGCATTTTGGTGAATACGGATGTAATTGCGAAGGCATAACCAGTGCTACCGAAGGGACTCAATAACTTCAGGCTTCATCAGAATGCCTCCGGGAAACCCCAGCCTTCAGGCCGGGGAGCAGTCAAACTGGCACCACCAGCAAGCCACTTTTTACTGCGATAAATAGCCATGCTCACCCCCAGACCTTTTGGCGGTAAGTTCTCGGCGTCCGCGCCGGATGTGAGCATTCAGGTAATTTCGCGCTGACAGTCCAGGTAATGAAGTCAGGGTTCAGGCTCTTTTCTGTCCTTACGCCCCGCTTCTGATAATCCGATATCAGCGTGTCGGCCTGCTCGGTTGTGCAGTCGTGATGATGGAACCAGGAGTATTTCATCGCCATCACCCCGCAAAGCTCATGAGCTGGGCGGCGGCGTTCTCGGCCTCGCGCTGGGTACGGAATGTCCGTGATAAAATCCAGCGCCAGAGAACATCAAGCGCGGATTTATACAACTGCTGAAATTCGACCTCATCCATACTGGAAAAAGCGATGCTGCGGGGATGTTTGCGAAGGGTGCCGTCCGGTAACTGGATGGCGTCATAATGACCAGCCTCAACCGTCACCCATGCGCGGTATGCATCAAAAGATTTACAGAGGCTAATTCCGTTTGTTACCCGGCGGTTTGCAATCTGTTCCAGATACTGCTCAGCCGCATCCAGTAATGCGCTCTCATTCCCGCCATATGCAGCGAGAAACTTTGCATAACCGTTTACCAGTTTGCGCTCATTGGCAGAAATGGTACCGCCGGTGGGTTCCCAGTATTCAAACCCAAGATTAAGCAACGCGAAAAAGCGGCGATGGAATGCAGGATTCCTCACCTGACGGAACTCAGCCACCAGCACGGCACCGAGTTTAATTTTTGATTGCAGAATATCGCTGGTCTCCGGCGTAGCGGGGATCAGAATTCCAGATGACTGCTTGATGAGTTGTAATTCGTGCGCCATGGTGTTCTCCGTGGCGCAGCAGGTGCAGGTTGTTCAGGCCTACATTTGAAGTGTATCAAAGCAACGGGTAATTCGATAGCCTGCCTTTTCTAACATTTGCGTAAATAATGTTGGAGTTCCAACTATGTCATCAGGGTGAAGGGGAACAAAAGATATCTCGTCACCACGACGATACATCAGAGCGCGTCCGCTATCCGGAATACTACCGAACCTTGCCACTACACAATGATCGTAACAACGTATAACCGCATACCCTGATTCTGGTAAGTCTTCTAACATGTAACCCCCCGTCACACTGACTTTATTTCTGGAAACGTCTGCGACTCCACGATGCTTAATATGCATAAAACCAGTCGTCAGCGCTTTCCCACGTTTCCTGCAGAATGCTCTGTATACGTTTTTTATCGCCATCAGCAGCACCGACGATACTCAGACCATCCTGACTGCCTCGACGGATGGTTAAGTTGCAGTTTTCATACTGATTCTGGAGACGGGTAATTAATTCTTTTTCAAGCGCAGGAACGGCACCTTCCGGAAGCTGTTTTGTCCGGCTGATAACAAGTTCAATTCTCATAATTCCCTCTACATTTAAATACTGTATATAAACACAGTATACCCATTAAAAAGAATATTCAAGAGGTGAATAGCACTTTTTGCAAAGGCTAGCATGTTGTTTCATATCAGATTTTAGGCAAAAAAACCCGCCGCAGCGGGTTATGACGCAACACTTCATGCCGGAGTTTTCCGGTCCGTCTTGTTGTGAACCTCCCAGAGACTAATGCCACAACTGAACACAAACTCAGCCAGATAATTTAAGCCGGACCATTCCCGGATGCCGCCGCGCGCCGCTTCCACAAATACAGCGATATCCTGATCACGCCACACTCCAAACAGGCGCCAGGCGCCAGCCGCCACTGTCAGTCTTAACGGCTGCTATACGCGTCAGAACACCAGTCTGGTACAGGTCAGTGAACGCAGGTTTCTTCCTGGTTATTATTCGCATATCTACAAACCTAAGAAATGTTGATTACAAATCACTGATTCGTATTTTTTGATTTTTCACTAATGCCGATCACAGGACCGGCATGTAGATACGGGACATTAGCTCTGCTCTGGTTCTGGTGCTGCTGGCAGCGGCATCCAGTGCGTAACCAAGATATGCTCAATGCAGTTCATCTGATTGCCGCCTCGCATGTCAAAAAATAGTCCAGAATGCTCATCAAAATATGAAACATAACGATATCCCAACTTGTTATGAACAATTACTTCTTGCTCGTCTTCTGGCATCCGCTCACTACAGCTTATCCAACCATCCGGAATTACCGGCGCTGACTGCTCTTTAATATGCAGTCGTGGCTCACCGTCTTTCGGTTCAGGCCATTCGCGCTTCTTGTTCACCGCCAGCTTTTCCACCATCGCCAGGGCAATCTGCTCGTCAGTAATACCAGCGCGGCGTTGTGCATCCCATAACAGGAATTGCATATCAGCCAACTCAAGCGGATCTGATGGGTCTGCGGCGGCCTCGAGCGCTTCTTTTGAGAGGTGTTTCAGTGGCCCCACTGGACCGACATCGCCGAACGTTTTATCTGACCACTCGGCGTGCTCACGGCGAATACGTTCGCGTTCTGGCACTGGCGGGGTGGTGTAGAACGGTATATACACGGCAACATCATCAGCAGCATTTGGCTGCTGCTCTAACGTCACGCATGTGCCGGAAAATTTATTCAGATATCGCACAGGCTCAGCGGTAAGCGCTGCCAGCGCTATACGCGCCAGTTCGCGCAGGTTTTCGCTATACGGTGACGTGTTATCACGACTGATTACGTGGTTCGCTGTATCAATTAAAATCTGCTTTTGCTGTTCTCTGGTAATGGTCATGGGTTAGTCCTCGACCTTTTTGCCGCACATTGGGCAATGTTTAAACTTATTGGCAAAGCCTGGGTGAGGGATCGCGTAATGACGCGTACGCTCATTCCACTCGGATATTTTCTTTTCAAACAAGACCGCGCTTTGCTCCCAGTCTCCCTCATAAATCTTCGTTGCTCCTATCATCCCGGTCACGCAGCGTAGACATTTGTCAGCCATACTCACTCCTTAACCTTGATCCCAGCAGTGCGTATTTCGTGTATCGCATTGTCATTACCAGCACACCAACCCTCGGCATAATCCCGGCTGAATCCGCTCATGTGCATGGCTTCTCCAACGCTGAGTTTTGACAGGTTGACCTTCCGCGCCTCCAGTTCTGCCACCCGGCGAGCCTCACGGGTTGCAATTCCCGCGTATTCAATCAGGCGTTGGTCCAGCTCGGCGATGAGGCGTTCTGCGGCTGCCAGTTGCTCTCGCGCCTGTCGCATATCATCACGCAGCGCCAGCGCTACGGCCTCTATTGCGTCTTTTCCCCGCTGGAGTTGAATATTCTCATCCAGCAGCGCCAGCATGGTGGCGGGGTTGGCTGCGGCGATAAATTCCGCGTCACGTTTCTCAACAGTATGGGCCAACGTCACTTCTTCACCGCAGAGAGAAAACGGCGTTACCGTGATGCCATTGAACCGTGATGACGCGCGGCGCCAATTCCCCGGCGTAGCCTTCTCCGCCGCTTCACGCAGCGCCTGTTTGTCTATTGTCATGCTGCACCGCCTTCAACGCGTTTAAATTCAATCACCCACACCCACGGGTTAGCCTGCCAACTGTCGGTGCCGTAGATGGATTTCCACAATGTCTCGTAATCATCCTGAACGTCGTTTTTGTGGGCGTATGAACCCAGACCAGGATCGATGCAGGTCCATTCCTGTTTAATGCCCTCGCTAATCGCGTCGTCATAACTGATATTATTCAGCCGCTCCACGCGAACATCGGTGATTTCCAGCGTTATGCGACTGGCCCAGCGCGGCATATGAATAGACGGCGTCCACTTCTCTGGTGTGGCCGGTTTATTGCAAACCGCAACGGGAACTCGATGAGTTTGCTCAGTCCAGGAGTTTCTGACACTGGCCCGGTAGACCAGCGTGGCAACATCCGTTGCCCGGCTATGGACACGGAACGTTTCCCGCACCCAAATGCGATCGCCGACCTCACCGTATGGGAATAAAAACGGCTTTGAGCGCGCTTTGATTCCGCAGGCGTCGTCTTGAGACCAGAAATACATTCCGTTCTCATTGGCTTTGGACGGCTCAATAATGCGTCGCAAGCCAAACTCTGGTGTGCCTGGTTGGACTTTCATAATCCGCCGCGTCTGCGTCTTCCTGCCTTCGAGAATTGCCCGCACCATTTCGCTGTTAAAAATCATTCCGCGCTCTTTCACTGGGCTGCCTCCTGGCGAAACATCATGATTGTCAGATCGCCTTTAGTCGCCAGGCGAACCGTCGTTCCGGGTTCTATGCTGGACAGGTCAAACGCATCGTAAAATTCGTTTACTGCTTTTTGCCGACGAGATTGCTTTCTGCGCCTATCCCATTGCTTTAGCGCAACGGAGATAAACCACTGACCCGCTCTGAACATGATGAACAGCCACCCCATTAAGGCGAGACCGACATCTAGAATGGTGAGAATGCTCATTTGGTTGCTCCTGTTAAATCAGACCGGCGTCTTTGCGTTGTTTGTATTTCGCCATTAACATCTCGGCTGGCGTTGGACCGCGATCCCGCGACGGCGCGGATAAAGCGCGACGAACAGGCGGTATGGGTTTACCTGCAAGAGCTCGCTTTTCCCAGTCATGCAGGATGTCGCCAGCGGCCCGGATAAGTTCCTTTTCACTTAATTGCCCCTCAGTTCCACGGCGGCGCAACTCCAGGCAGACGTGGTAATACAGCGGATTTTTATCTCTCCATGGGAACTGCTCACTGGTCGGATAACGAAAAACAAGCTTCCGCCAACGCCAGTATTCGCCCATGATGTCGTCAACACTGACCCCTAGTGCTCCATTCCCCTCACGGCACCACGAAATAAACTGACCTGGCGACGGCCAGAACGGAGACTGGCTGGAGCGGGCTTTTTGCATACCGGCTGAAAGTTGTTCACGGGATGTGATGCCTGACTCTGCGAAGGCGGCGATCCATTGCTGCTTTGCAACGCGAATATCATCGCCAGTACGGAGGTTCGTCTGAGTGGATGCCGGAAATACCTGCATGAGGTTTTCAAAAAGCATATCCACCAGCTTTTCAGCATCAGCGTTAACAACCTTACGGCCCTCGTAAGAATCGCCAGCCATGCGCGCCAGCATTTCGCCGTCGCGATTCTGAATTGCACGATAAAGATCCGGGGTCATATAAATTTCTCCCATGCTTCAGCACTGTTCCAGTGCGGGCCAGTTTCGGATTTTCTTGCGCTGAAATCTGCGCGTGGCTTGCGAGTTGTGTCTTCGCGATGAAGGGCTAGTGTGTCCCACTTGGCGCGGAGCTTTGCCGGCGATCGGATGTTGATATACCAGAATGCATCTTTGCTGGCCCAGAGAAACATCTCGCAGATTTCGCGATGAGTATGCCCGTCAAGCTCACGCATCAGTCGCACGTCGTTAGCCCAGGCGACAATGCGTGGTTTTTTCGTGATGGGTTTTACTTTGTCGGCAAGAGCGAAAATCCACTCTGCACATTGCTGGTCTTCAGCGGTTGCCCATTTAGCCCCACTGGGGGTGTAAATTGCGGCTTCCGGATGAGCGGATAAAAACCTCTTCAGACGGTCGTCAGAGGATTCGTCAGAATTCTCGGACGTAGATCTTTTAATATTGTCTTTTGTTAGTTTGTCTTTTGTGGTTAGCAACTTCTGCTTAGGTGCGTTAGCAACTTCAGCTAAGGTTTTCTTAGCAGGTTTAGCTAATGTTTTGCAGAATCCGTTATTTTTAGTTTGCCACTCGGAAATATGGATATTCATACCAACCCTGCGGCCTTCCTGAATCAGTACCTTCTTCCTGATCAGACTGTTTTTTGCTGTCGAGCAATGGGTATGATGCTTCTGAATCATCTCCTCTAGCTGCTCGTTGCTGATCCAGTCCATTTTCTTGTTGTATCCATACGTTTTGCGCCATACGGCCATCAGGATGCACAGCTCAGTCTCCGGCAAACCAGAACACATCACGGCATCCAGAAGTTCATTTGCCAGGCGCGTATAGCCATCATCGAGATCTGCCACGCGCGGCTCCTTAGGTGCCACGTCAGGCACAGGAAAATTGATTACTTCGGCAGTGTTTGCCATAATTACTCCTGTGAATTGATCCAGTTAATTCCACCAGAAAGCCGTTGGTGTTCGCGCACCGCGGCTTTCGCCTTTTTGGTTGCTGCCATTTTCAGTCCCACCCCAGCGCATCCGGCCTGGCTCGTTCAGCCTTTAGCCCGGCATCAGCGAGAATCTCTACGGCTGTGAGATAGTTTCTGGATACCAGTACCGCTTCCGGTGGCGCGGCCTGAATCCCAAGAAAAGCCAGCTCTTTCGCCATGTTGCAGAAATATCCCTCAGCTTTACGCCTGCTGACTGTCGACTCGCTGATGCCCATATGCTCGGCGTATGATTTCTGCCCTACTGATGCAAGCCGGTTGAGCAGGACACTCTCTATCTCAATCGGGTTGATTTCTGGTGGGTCTAACTTTCGTGCAATTGCGTTCTCCATGGGTAAATATCCTCTATGGTTATTTGGCTGATGCCTCTTGGCTTGGTAAGCCATCGGTTGGGTTTGGGTAGAGATCAGGACGCAGTTCGTGTGGGGTGACTTTCCAGTCAATAGCTCTTGCCACTCGAACTACAAGTTCGCCGGGAACTTTGTTTTTAAACCAGCCGTTAACGGTCTGAGCACGGCGACCAAGTCGGCGTCCCAACTCAGCCTGGCTACATACGGAAAGGATTTTGCGTTGAACAGTTACTTTCATTGGTCGGTCTCATTGAGTGAAGATACAACCAATTATTCAAATTTAATCGATACTGTCAAATTATTTCGATAGCCATGCCTACAGAAAAAATCTGTATAATGAAACCATGTAATTGTGCGAGAACGAAAAATGAACTTTGGAGAGCGTTTACAAAGAGTGCTTAATGAGACTGGGATCACCCAATCTGAGTTAGGTCGTAGAGTCGGCGCTACCTCTCAATCAGTTAATGGTTGGTGTCAGTCCGGCATTCTTCCCCGAAAAGATATCTTAGAGTTGTTACCTAAGGCCACGGGTAAGCCGTTGTATTGGTTCTTCATGGAGGATGATGAGGAATCGGATCTGCCTGAACGTCTAACACTAGGTGGTCTAACAGATCTCAATGACCGACAAAAGCGGCTCTTAGAAATATTTGATCAGCTACCGACTGTTGAACAAGACCGTTTTATTGAGCTGGCAGGCACCAGACTTCAAGAACTGGACGATTTCATGGCTGAATACCAAAGACGCAGAAAAATCGAGCCTCCTTCTCGCTAAACCAGCTTTAAAACTACTAACCGCCTGAACTGGCGGTTTTTTTATGTCATTAATTCACTCACATCTCGCTTTCTTAATCTTCCCTGTAAAAATTAATCATCAAATTTAATTGACATGTATCGATTGAATCGATAATACTTAATCTATCAAACGCAGCAACGAGTCATCAAGGCAGGACGCCCACGAAGTAGCCGCCCGGGGCATACGAAGACCGGGATGAGATGGCAAGGTTAACGCGCAGCAGGTGATAAACGTTCCGCTGGCCGGCGATAAGGCAAAGAGGGAAGTCATGGAAATCATCGATAAAAAATACAACGGCAAAGAAGAGACCACTGCATTTCACCTGAAATCCAGTGGCAAAATTGTCTCACGCCTGCTTTCAACAAAGCTTGATCGTGATGATTGGGAGATCATCCATAACCTATTGCATTTCGTTTACAGCCAGGGTGTCGAGGCAGGCAGTAAAAGCCGCGCAAAAGAAATACGGATAGCTCTTGGATTAGAAGATGATTGATTTCGCACGTAAGCCAGCACGCATACAAGCCATCAAACTTAGCTATTTCGGAGTGAGGTTACGCCGCCTTTGCTACCTGCTGGCACAAAAAGGAGATCCGGATGCTTAAACAATGCGGTTACTGCCGCAAATCCATTGATGAAGGTAAAGAAGTAAAAAACACCCTTCTCTATCTCAACGGCTCGCAACTGGCGCGCAAAGAAAAGGAATATTGTTCCAGGCAGTGCGCTGAATACGACCAGATGGCGCACGAAAGTTAAATAGTAGTTCCGAAATATGAAATGAAAAATTCGCCATTAATTTGGCGTGGCTTCCTACACCCTGAATTTAAGACTGGAGAAATTATGGAAATCTTAAAAATCGAAATGAACCTGAAAGCAGTTAATAAGAGCATTGCTTTATTCAATTGCGAAAAGAAAGTCTCAGGCGTTATTCACTCAAATTCAACTGGCGAAACTACTGTGATTCTCGACGGTGGATATGTACTCGGAAAGTTCGACTGTCCTCATTGTGCTGTAGAAGCCATTTCGCTGCTCACAGTCAAGGTAAGTGATGGAGAACAAGCAGGGTTTGGTAATTACCGAAGTTACAAGCTTGATTACTCAGAAAAATTTTATCAGACCATCCATTAAGAAAACGCCCACCGAAGCGGGCGTGCCCTGTCCGGTCCAACCGACCAAAGCGAACCGGACCTAACAACCAGATATATCGGGGTGCTGTTAAGGCACCTCCATTCTACACGAATTGAGGACAAAACAATGAGTGGAACTAATCCTGTATTTTTAGTCCGCAAAGCAAAGAAATCATCAGGCCAGAAAGACGTTGTACTCTGGTGCAGTGATGATTTTGAAGCGGCAAATGCAACACTGGATTATCTTCTGATTAAATCCGGCGCAAAGTTGAAAGATTATTTCAAAGCTGTCGCTACTAATTTCCCTGTCGTTAACGAGCTGCCGCCGGAAGGCGAACTGAGCCTCACTTTCTGCGATTACTATCAACTCGCTAAAGACAATATGACCTGGACGCAAATCCCCGGCGTCACCCTGCCATCATCTGAAGCCGCAGCCGCGGCGCGCCAGCATATCGTCGATGGTGTTGATACCGAAACAGGCGAAGTGCTGGAAGACCACACCGAAAATTTTGGTAACGAAAGCAACAGCCCTGCCCAGGCAACAGCCCCAGCCCCCGAGCTGACTGTTGTCGCAACTATGCCTCTCCGTCACCGCGTTCTTGCTCAGTACACAGGTGAAGGTGAGTATCTTTATCACGTCGACGCCTCCCAGAAAAAAGAAATTCTGCGTCTCGAAATGGACACCGATAATTCATATGTCCAGAACCTGCTGCTTGCCGCCGAGAATGTTGAAGCGTTCAAGAAAGCCATTGAACATGACATTCACAAAATAGTGAATGCCGTTAAAAAAGTATTCCCTGTCGATGGAAAAACTCCTGAACTGGCGACTGTTATACAGTTCCTTAAAGCATGGTTCGAGACGAAGCATATCGATCGCGGTTTGCTCGTTAAGGAGTGGGCGAAAGGCAACCGTGTATCGGCTATTCAACGCACTGAAAGCGGCGCCAACGCTGGCGGTGGCAATAAGACTGACCGTAACCCTGATTACGAACACACTCTCGATACTCTGGACGTAGAGATTGCAATGGCCACTTTGCCTATGGACTTTAATATCTATGAGCTACCTGGCAGCGTTTACCGTCGCGCAAAAGAAATCGTAAAGAAAAAGGAAAGTCCGTTCAAAGAATGGTCCGCAGCACTTCGCGCAACGCCCGGTATCCTGGATTATTCCCGCGCCGCTATTTTCGCGCTGATCCGAAGCGCACACCCTGAGTTTTATCACTACCCCGGACGCCTTCAGGGGTATATCAACGCCAACTTAACGGAGACTGATCACGAGACCCCCACCGAGGAAGCACTCACAGCTGCCCGACACACTCCGGAAAAAGACGCGGTAGAAGAAGCCAACCGACAGCTTGCCGCCGCACGCGGTGAATACGTCGAGGGCATCAGCGACCCGAACGACCCAAAATGGGTTAAAACCGATACACAACCACAGGTATCAAACCTCGGCAATGGAATGTTCTCCGTTGATAATCTGATGCCTGAAACCGCCTCAAATGAAGGTGAAAAACAGGAAGTGACCGAACAAGAAACTGTTACAGATGATCAGGCAACACAAGCCCGTGAAACGTTGAATAGCATGGGTTATGGCGTTTATGCAACGAACCTGGACGAAACCGTCCAGCAGGAAGAAAAGCTGAGCGATAAAGTAAAAACTCTCGTTCAGGATGTGGATCAACTTGTCGAGCGCATTAAACGTGAAAAGCAACTCCCGCAAGCCTCTGAACTGGTTCAGAGCATCAACGAAATGCAGTCTGCTGAACGTGACAACCTGGAATTGTGGAAAGACGTATTCAAAACAGATGAGCGTTTTACTACTGCGTTCTCTGTGAACGGAGGCGGAACCTCAATCAATGGCGCCTACATGACCATGATCGCTACACGCGAATTTGGTCCAAAAGGTATCGGCTGGGGTGCCGATATTCTGGAAGAGCGCTTTGACAATGGCGCACCAATTACTCGCACGGTCAAAGGCACTGACGGTAACAACACGTGGGAACTTATCCCCGACGGTGTCGGCGGCATCCTGACAGAAAAACATCACATTATCAAAATCAGACTTTGGTACATCCGCAATGGTGTACGCGGTGAGGAGATTTCTTTCGGGTGTACCCCATATATTTACGGCAGCAAATATGGCCCTATTTGTGATGGTGAAGCAACAAAAAAATCACTGACTGACGCAACCAAAAAAGCGCTGTCTGCGCTTGGTTTCTGCGCTGATATTTTCATGGGCCTGTACGACAACCCGGAGTATCGCCAGAAAAATAAAGCTGAATTTGCGCTGAAAAATGCCAGTGAAAACGCTGAGGATGCAGCCCGCGTCCGCCAGGAACTGGACGACAAATTAACCCGAGTCGCTAACACCATTGCATCTGCTGTATCAGAAAACGAGATCAACAAGGTCTATTCATCGATTGCCCGCGAAGCGGAAGTGCATCGCAAGCATGCAGAGGCGAAAGGTGATAAACAGCACGCGCGTTACTTAGGTGGGCGTCTGCGGCGGCTGACAACCATTAAAGATGAACGTATCGCCGAACTGAATAAAGTGCAGGAGAAAGCAGAATGACTACTGCAATCGCGTTAGCTGCCGACTATACCAGTCTGCTGCAATTACTGGAAAGCTCTGATGAACTGACTCCGGAAATGATCGCCGATACGCTGGAAAGCATTGAAGGTGAACTCGCTGATAAGCTGGATGCCATCATGGTAATCGCCCGCAATAATCTCGGTCATGCTAAAACCTGCGATGAAGAAATAAAGCGCCTGGCGGAACGTAAAAAGCATTTCGAAAATAAAGATAAAGCATTACGTAAATATATTCTGTCGTGCCTGATGACCGCTAATCTGGATAAGCTCAAGACGTCTAAAAATACCTTTTCCGCCAGAAAAGGTAGCATCAGTGTTGTCATCGATAACGAGAAGCTACTGCCAGACGAACTGGTTACTGTTCAGACGATTATCGCCCCGGACAAAAAAGCCATCAAAGAAGCGATCGAAGCTGCGGAAGCTGCCGCAGCGCAAATCACTGCTGACGGTGGAGAAGTACCTGCCGAACTGTTAAATCCGGTACCGGGCGCCCATCTTGAGATCGGCGAACGTTCACTACAGGTACGCTAACAATGCTGAAACTATCACTTAAACGCGGCGATGCCGTCCACGTCGTATTCGCGGACGGTAGTAACGGAATTATTGAAGCACGCAGCCGTTGTGAACTGGGTATGCACCTGCCAAAAAATGTAAAGGTTACGCGCGAGAAAGGCGCATTCCTCCCCGAAAACCTGATTAAGCGTAATCAGAAATAAACCGCCACCACCGCTAGCATTGTGGTCTCACTATTTACAGGAGACCGCAATGCTGCGATGGCAGCCCGGAGCTACCCTACTCACAGATTTCGATATAAAGATTGGCCGGTTATCGGCAAGCGTACGAAAGAAGACACTGGCCCAGTCAGACATCGAACGCGCCTGCAGTGATGCTGATGACGCCGTGTACCGGATGATGAGGAAAGACCAACATGACCAGAGAAAACGATCTGCTAACAGACGCAGAACTGATTGAGTTTACCGGTTATCAGAAGGCATCCAAACAAAGGGAAATCCTTGACCGCGGCGGCGTCTCGTACATACCCGACCGGGAAGGTCGCCCGATGGTGACCTGGACGCACATTAACGCTGTACTGAACGGACAGATCATCGTGCAGCAATCTACAGAAACAAAACCCGATTTCGGAGCAATTTAAATGGGGCGCAGAAGAAAAGATCTGGGCGATGTCAAGCTCCCCCCTCGCGTATCAAAAACCAGAACCCGTTACTACTACAAACCCACGTCGCGGGAAACTGTGACACTGGGGCCAATCACTCTCACTATGTCGGCATTATGGAAACGGTACGAGGAAGAACGGCGCAATTACTCGGATGTAATGACGTTTGAAAAGCTTTGGGGAATGTTTCTTAAAAGCGCCTACTACACCGAGCTTGCAATACGAACCCAGCGGGATTATTTGCAACATCAGAAAAAATTGCTTGCCGTGTTTGGTAAAGTTAAAGCTGATGTAATAAAGCCAGAAGATGTGCGTCAGTTTATGGATCGTCGTGGACTGCAAAGTAAAAACCAGGCCAACCAGGAAATGAGCAGCATGTCACGTGTTTACCGCTGGGGGTATGAACGCGGTTACGTCAAGGGAAATCCGTGTGCCGGCGTCAGTAAATTCTCTCTCAAGGCTCGCGAGCAATACATCACTGACGAAGACTATCTGGCTATTTATAAGCATGCTGATCACGTTGTCAGGGCTGCAATGGAAATTTCTTACCTGTGCGCCGCCAGGCAAGCTGACGTACTCGCTCTGCGCTGGATGCAAATTTCTGATAAGGGGATTTTTATCCAGCAAGGAAAGACCGGAAAAAAACAGATTAAGGTCTGGACTCCCCGCCTTCAGCAAGCGCTGAAAACAGCACAGACAGAATGTCCAAAACTGTCACCTGACGCGCTGGTTCTCTACAACAACGATCGTGGTCAGTTCATCCGCAAGACGTTCAATAATCGCTGGTTAAAAGCTATACGCGCCGCACAAAGTGAACTGGGCCGACAACTGGATTACACATTCCACGATATCAAGGCAAAAGCTATTTCAGATTTTGAGGGTAGTAGCAGGGATAAGCAGATTTTCAGCGGCCACAAAACAGAAAGCCAGGTGCTTATCTACGACAGGAAGGTACAAATCAGCCCGACACTGGATCGTCCGGTTATTGGGGAAAAGTGA